AATTCTTCAAGAACTTGCAAGGTTTAATTAATTGTCCAATTCTTCTATCGCTTTGAAAATTTCAAGAATCACCTGCGGAACTATGGCGTTTCCGTATCCTTTGACTGATTCCTGTCTCCACTTTGTGAAAGGAATGGTAAGGTTGTCCACATCAAAGGGAAGCCCATCATTTCCTCGACAAACAGGGGATTGAGTTGGGAAGACTTTCCAGTCTGCGCAAAGCAATCTGCAAGATTGTTGGTCATTGGATTTCTCCCTCTCTTTTGGATGCTTTCTATCGTTGGAGCACCCTTGTAATCTCTTGCCGTTGGAGTCGGCAACATTCCGTTTACTGCCATTGGTGTCGGGAGCAATTCCATCGGATAGAACCTTGTCTTCCCGCTCTCGTCGCACATCTTCAGCCCTTGAGTCTGTACGGTGGGCAACAATCCACACTCTGTCCCTTCTATGGGGCGCTCCGACGGCACAAGCCGGAATAAGCAACGGCTGGACGGAATATCCTTCTCGCTCAAGGTCTTTACAGACGGTTTCGACAACATACTCTTGTCGTAGCAATATTCTTTTTCGGTTATCTTCTCCGAAAAGAGAGGTTTGGCTTCCCACTTCAGTCTCCTCGCCGGGCTGAACCATCGTGAGGATTCCAGCAACGTTTTCACCAATAACCCAAGCGGGTCGGATTTCTCGTATAGCACGGAGCATGTGCGGCCAGAGGTAGCGGTTATCATCCGCTCCCTTTCTCTGACCTGCGAGGGAGAAAGGTTGGCAAGGAAATCCGCCTGTGAGGACATCGATTCTTCCTTTCCATTGACTAAAGTCTGTTTTTGTAATATCTTCATAATGTTCTGAATCAGGAAACCAATATTTTAGTATCTCGTTGCAAAAAGGGTTTATCTCACAGTGAAAGGCATTTTCCCATCCCATCCATGAAGCTGCAACGCTAGGGGCATCAAAGCCGCTGAATAAACTGCCATGAACTAATTTCATTTTTGTCATTTTAGTTGGCTATGATTACTATTGTGTTATCATCATCAAGATAAACTTCATTAGCATTAAATAAGTTTATATCTCCTGAATCTAAAAAGACATCGGCTTCCTTATTTGCAATACTATTCAATTTGTCAATTAATTCTTGTACTGTCATGGTATCATTTTTATCTTGTTTTAATTAATTGTATCCATTAAGTGGTCTGCTATCGCATATACCACCAGGTAAAATAAGATGTTCACTACTAGGAGAAGGAGGGTGTTTAGGAGTATTCTCATAACTAATCCAACTTCTAGTTACTTTCGAAAATATGAGCAAACGTACTTTTTTCATCTGATAGATCGAGTCCAAGTTGTGAAGGGTGACGTTTGATATAATTATAAAATGCGAACATCTTCTTGTCATCGTCACCGCAGCGGTCTACCAACAGCCGGATGAAAGCCAGAAGACAATCGGAGTCGTTTCCGAAGTTTTCTTGTGTGGATAGCTGGGATTTATCCACATCTTGTTTCAATTTCCGGATTGCAGCTATTGCTGTGTTGAAATTGCGTTTCGCATCGTGGCGTAATTCATAGCCTTGCTTTCCCATTTCGCTTCTCAAATCATAGAGAAGGGTTTCTACGACATCTGTCAACACATAGATTAAGTTGAGAGTCGTATTAAGATTTGTTGTTCCTACTAACATGATTTTATTTATTTCTTATTTGGATAAATCCACGTTTTTCTGTCTCTCTAAGGAGTTCCATATCTTCTTCCTTGATATCGCAAGGAGTTTCTCTATTGACACTCATATAAGATGATATGCCGAACTTCTTTCGTATCTTTTCTATGACTTTCCATTCTTTGGTAGTCCAGCATATTGTAACATTCATTTTCTTAAACTTTTTCCTATGAATTTCACTCGTGTAGTAATGGAAACCAATCTATCCATAGTACGTTCCCCATACTTTTGGGAGATTTCACTAAGCGATAGGTTAGTGGTTAATATCAAGAGCTTTCCCCGCTTTTCCGCTTCATCAACAATTTCGCAGAAGGCAAGTCTTTTCTCTCCAAATTTCACGCTTAGATTCTCTGTTCCGACATCATCTATGTAGATGATATGTTTTGCTTTCACAACGTCTATATTAGCGTTCATCTGTTGTGCGTCATAACAAGCTACAATCTTCCGACAATAGTGATTCAGAAGTAGGGGAATGATCTTCCAGCATATAAGTGATTTCCCTCGTCCACAATTGCCATGGCATAAAAGTCCACGCCCGTTATTTCCTGAAAGCCACGAGGCTATTTCCTCGTATTCCGGTAGCCATTCGGCATTTCCCGTGAAATAGTTCAACCCTTGCCAAAGGATATTCTTTGCATCTGGTATCGCTATGTTCACAAGATTGGGAACAGGGTTAAATCCAGTCTTCCTAAGATTGTCGATTGTTTTTTTAAAGTCTATTTGTTCCATCTTTCCTCCCATTTTCTTTCCTGTGGCGAATCGTATTTGTCAGGAGAGTTATCTTTGAGAACCACACCAATATCAGTAGTTGGCTTGGCCGGTATTTTTTCCCGGTTTGCCCATGTTGCCAACCTTTTAGGAAGTTCCCAGGTCTTTTCAAGTTCATAGCGCATTTTAGTTTCTGATTTGTTCAGTTCAGACCAATAATCAAAGAAGGAGCGAATCATTTCCTTTTGATACTTACCGACAAAAGGTACAAGAGATTGATAAAAAGATTCTTTTCGAGAGAGAGTAGCGGCTTTAGCCGCGTTTTTCTTATCTCCGTAAGGAGATTCTTTAGTATTATCTTCTTCATCTTTCTTCTTATTATCGCCCTTAGCTTGCCCCATTTTTTCAACAACTGCCCTTAACTCCGCCCTTAACTCGCCCAAAGCATTATTTAACTCTCTGATTTCTTTATTGTTATCTATGTCCTTGTCTATGCCCTTGGGTATGTCCTTATAGGGGTTGTATTCATCATACTTGCATAAAGTTATCACAGTCATGCCTTGTTTGTTACAAGTCGTTATCATGCCTCTCTTTTTCAGTTTAGCAAGGAAATAGCGTACTTTCTTTTCAGACCATTGCCAACGCTTCATCAAAAACGATATAGATGCTGGATATTGACCTCTTGAATAAGAGATTTCCCGACCTCCGATGAGTTCGCTGTACGCCTTGTCGGTTGCCTCAAATCGTGCTGACTGAATCAAGTCAAGCCACGCTTCGCACTCCGAAAACTCACGGGCTACCTTCCACATTTCATTCGAGAAAAACCTGCGGCTTAGCCTCAAAAATCCTTCGTCCATAGTTAGAATCTCACGTTTGTTAATTGTCTTCCTTTAGAGCAAACTACCCATTTACCATTACCGCTATCAAACAACCGTAAATCAGAGACTTCGCCAAAACGTTTGATGTTACCACATAAATCCACAATCCATCCACATTCTTTGGAAGGGTGGGGGCGGATAGCCCGACCGACTATCTGATACCACATGG